CTGGACCGTTGGCTTGAAAGACCTTCTGCTCCCGCTGAGCGTGACATTGCCTGCCAGCGCGGGACTCTGGCTCACGATCACGCGGAGTACATCCTCAAAACCGCCGCAAAGCTGGCTCGACAGTCAGCCAATAAGCGAGGGTCTTGGCGGACTGGAAATGACGGCCTGGAACGTGCCCCTAAAGCCCTCACAAGCTGGGCGATCGAAAAGGCCATTCAGGGAGCCCCGCGAGTGGCGTGGTCAGCCAGTGGCTACGCCCGAGGCTTACGGTCCTGGATCGGAGAGCATGTAACGGCCATTCATGCGATCGAATTCGCCATTCATGACCCCCGAGGCTGGGCTGGCACGGCTGACGCCCTCATCGACCTGGATGGAACGCTCTGCGTAGCCGACTGGAAGACCAGCGTGAACGCCCGCAGCGAAGCGATGCTGGCCAACTACATCTGCCAGTGCGGTGCCTACAGCCTCGGACTCACTGGTCTCACCGGTTTGAAAGCACAGGCTGGAGCGATCGTGGTGGCGCGGCGCTCAGGAGCACCTCAAGTCCGCTTGCTCAATGAGCTAGAATTACGTGGGGCGGAGTGCATGTGGTTAGAGAGGATGGATATATGGAATGCACAGCAAGCCCTCAACAACTAGAAGAGGCCCTGGACCGTCTCTACAAAGGGACAACCAACGTGGCAGTGCAGGCAAAGGATCTAGGGATGCCCCTGGAACGTCTCAAGCAGCTCTTCCGTGCCTACGTAGCAAAACGCCCCATCGATGTAAACGATGAGGACGTATGGATGGGAGATACAACTATGTGCTGGCCCTACGCCTGAGGCTCTGGACCGAACCCTTGCAACCGCGCAGCAGCGACAGGACTACCTGCCTCCGCAAGATCTAGAAACTTCTGCCGAAGCGAAAAATACTGCTGGTCCGTCAACCAAACAGTCATCCCACCCTCTTTAAAAAAGTAAGGGGTCTTCTTCTTATCAACCATCAGAAACACTCCAGCTGTACACGTTGTTCATAGATACCAACAAGGTCTGCACACTGGCTGGCACGGATGTGATCCCCCAGCTCTCGAAAAACCCTACCCCTGGCACGTTCATACCTGATCGCAGTCGGCAGCAGCTCCGTAGGGCATCGACTGCCCGGAGCTGAAAACTTACTGCCGTTCAGTTTGGTGCTCATGTCAACCTCCGGTTGCGTTCTTGAGGCGTTGGAACGGACTCAAGGTATTCATCCCAAAGCTTCTCCATCTCCAAGATATCTTCATAGGAAGGAGGCCAGGGATCCTGATATTCAAAGGGAATGAGTTCTGGTTCGTTCATTTCAGTAGTTTTGCTTTAGCAATAGCAGCTTTTAAAACAAGCTCATGATCCTCACGCTGGAGCGCTTGCTGCATCACCGCAGTCACAGCTTCCAACGCATCATCAGGAGACTCAAGTTCATCCAGCTTTTTAAACCAGCTGTAGGCAGTGCTCTGTGCAACGCCTTCTGAAACCAGCAGCTGAATGATGGTGGGACGTGTATAACCCGCAGACCTGTAGTCGCGAATCACCGAAAACCCTTCTGCTCTGTCTGTAATCGCCATTAACGCTCTGGACCGGGGAATAAAGGTGGTTGAACCCGGCTTGTGCAGCACAATACAAGCTTTCTTGGAAAGCGCAAGAAATTTCCAACGCATTCCAGCTTTTCCAAGTCTCACATCCGTCCCCTGCTGGGACGAATCATCTGGTACGTATCCTCCACCCTGTAGTCGTGTCCGGACTTCAGATACTCCCCACAACCTGCCCAGCGGCTGTCTCGGTTGATCTCAAGTTCACGTTGCGAGATTATTTCCTGGACCGTCCCGAACCGAGCCTCCACCCGAGACAGCGCTTCATCAAAGGATTCTGCAAGGGTGGAACACAACCGCACCGCCTTGGAATCTCCAGCCCTGAGCTGGAAATAATGCAGTCTCACTGAGTCTTGCTGGGACATCCTTGTTTTTTACCTCTTCTGTAGTAATCTACCACCAGTTTACAGCCACCCATGCCTCCCAAGACCACAAACATTGAATTCGGTAGCTCTGGTGCGTTACCCGTCCCCAAGCCATATATGATCGCACCCGTTCTAGACATTCACTACGAAATCCTCAAAGGATCAACGATGCGCGGCTGGAATCACTTCACCGACGAAGATGATATGGCCAAAAAGATTCACTACGTTTTCAAACCTGGCGACAACCCACACTGGAAGGGCTGGAACGCCATCGGCTGGGAAGACTGCGAGGTGGGCCACGGATTCATCAGCGCAACCTACTGGGACGATTCATACGACAACGACGTGCAGACCTACGACGCCAGGGTCACCTGGGCCGTAGAGATGTGCCACGACGGCGATCCCGACCACGAATTCTGGGGCTGGAAAATCCATTCACCCAGCGTGTCCTTTCAATACGGCATCGACAAGCAGATCCCCCTAAATCTCTCCCCCTGCAGCTACGTGTTCAAGGTGCAGAAGGTGGATGGAACGGAGGAGGAGATGACCGTCAGCGGCGACCACTGGCTGAAAGTACATAAGGAGATGCAAGACACGATCGATGCAGATCCCACCCTGGTCCGTTTTATTCAAGCCTCCCGCGTGTTCGAGGGTTGACTCCTCTGCTACATTAACGACGTTGTCCATCCACGGCACATGTTTGAACTTAAGGTCATCCCTGCTAACGGCAGGGTCTTCAACAGCAAGGCAGCGGTGTGGGATGCCTGGACCGCTAACAAGGATTTCACCATTGCGGACGTGTCCAGCCGCTGGGACGGTAAACCCGTGAACAAGCAAGACGCAGACCGTTCACGTCTTGCCTGCGTGTCGGTGCGCTACGGCAAAAATCTTGAAAAGGTCTGCAGCATCAACCTCATTAACAACCGGATGAACTGATGACAACTTCCATGCTTCCCACATTCATTCAGCGTCCGATCATCTTCGATCTGCACGACGACAGCCCTGGAACGGTGCGCGACCTTTGTCATTCATCCCCCGGCATGTTCGCCATTCAGACCCGTTTTGTACCGGCTACCGACTTCGAGGGCTCATTCATAACGGCTGAATGCCTGGAACGTAAAAGGGCCATTCAGGTTGCTTACGATCACAGCCATTCATCCAACTGGGGACCGTACTACGTAGCAGCGCTGGCGTTGCTCCGTGAGATGCAAGACAGCAGGGACACGGATCAGGGGAACATAGCTTTGCTTGGTTCGTCCGAACAGCGCAGCGGTTGGCTGTTCTGTTTCGGGTTCGTGGATCATGCCTCGCAGTCTTCCTAAAGTCTAGATTATTACAATACCAACACAAATCGGCTGGACCGTTGCGCGGTCCTTCCGGTGCTGTATTGTGCTTCAGTAATCAACCGGTTTATTTATGGTCGCCCGTTTTCAGCTCACCCCACGGTCCAGCAACCGCAAGACTGGACCGATCGCCACAATCCGCAGCAGTTCCGACACCTGCCCGTCAACCTGCCCTTTTAACAATGGTGGCGGGTGCTACGCGGCCGGTGGACCGGAAGCCATCCACTGGAAACGGCTAGACCAATCAACCAAACCCGAGCATCAGGGGTGGATTGGCCTGTCGGATCAGTTCCGTGCAGCTAAGTTAAAGCCTGGCACGTTGCTACGGCTCAACACTGCAGGGGATTTGCCACACCTGCCCACCACTGGCGAGATTCTCGGGAACGTGGTTGATCTGATGCGCGGCATATTCGAGAACCACAAGGTCGTTCCCTTTACTTACACTCACCACCGGCAGACCGAGCACAACCTAGCGGTGATTGATCGGCAGAATCAGGCTGGATTCACGGTGAATCTGTCCTGTGATACAGAGGAGAGAGCATCCATGATGCATCAACGCGGGTTCCCTGCCGTTGTTGTTGTTCCTGCTGATGACGATCGGAAGCACTGGACCGATCAAGACGGAACCCGCTTCGTTACATGTCCAGCGCAGACCGGCGACACGAACTGCGATAAGTGCCGGCTCTGCACCAAGGCAGATCGTGGCGCGGTTGTGGCCTTTAGAGCCCATGGCACGAAAGCTAAGAAAATCAGCGCAAGACTCGAGACAACCCACTAGGGTGATACAATACAGAGGAACAACGGAGCTCACCCATGGCCAAACAATCATCAGCACTTAAGGGCATCAGTGCAATTTTGCTAGTCGGTGCTTGCTGTTCTTCGTTCCTGCCCTTGTCCATTTACCTAGGGTTGGCTGGCGTTGGTTCGTTAGTGTTGTCTGACATGACGGCTGACTCCTGATGTTACTGTGATAGGATACAGAGGAACAACACCACCGCCCACCCATGGCCAACACAACCCGCAACAACGCCCGCAGCGTTACCGTCACTTTCCAAGCCGAGTGTGACTGTTGGACTGCAACTGTCACCACCGCTCGCCCGGCCAAAGGTGCTGACGCAACCCGCATCCACCACGTCAACATCAGCGACTTGGGTGCCTGGCTCGAAGCGTACGCGGCCGCTTTACAGGCCACCACCACCGCAACCGTGTGAGTCGCGCACCTGCTCACCTTGTGGCATCGGCCGTCGCTCGCATCGGCGGCCCGCCTCCCTCTCACCCCCTCTCGAGTTTTCCACAGTTTCCACAGCCCTTGTGGAAAACCAGTGCCACTAGGGGGGTAGGGTTCCGGACTTTTTAAGTTGTATACAGGTGCCGGGGAACTTAAATAAAAATCTCTCAACCTTTTTAAAGTGCTACAGGGGGTAGGGGTCGAGATACAAAAGTTGCGTAAGTTGTTATTCTGAAATCACAAGAGGCGATTTACATGGAAGAGGAGACCAATAAGCGCCCACGCGGCGATGTGCGCCCCCAGCACGAGATCGAAGCACGCATTCGTCGCCTATATCGCCGTCAACTTGAAGGACTAACTGCTCGCCAGCTCGTCCTAGATCACGCTGCTAAAGAACAAATTGGTCAACGCACCGCGTGGCGTGATTGGGAAGCCGTCCAAAAACTCAACAAAGAGGATTTCTCCCTGGAACGGGATGCAATGGCCGGTCGCATCTTCTCCATGCGCCAACGTTTGTTCCACACCTCGATGAAACGCGGCCAAATGAACACCGCCGCCCAAGTTCTCGACTCCCTGGCGCGTATGGTCGGCTGCGATCAACCCGAGGAGAGTAGTACATTACCCGAAATCAAGGTTAGGATCGAAAAACCAGAGTAATAACGTGTGCCTCAAACCCTGGATTTAAGCCTCCGCCCGCCCCAGGGGGAAGTTTTCAGCGCAAAACAGCGATTTCGCGTCCTAGTTGCAGGCCGCCGCTTCGGAAAATCATATTTAGCGTGCATCGAACTCTTCGTCGCCGCCATAAATCGCCCCGGAGAGACCTTTTTCTACTGCGCCCCGACCTATCGGATGGCGAAAGACATTGCCTGGAAGACCCTAAAAAAGATCATCCCCAAGGAATACATCCGCTCCAAAAACGAAACCGACCTGCGCCTGGAACTTGTCAACGGTTCCACGATCGAACTAAAGGGCACGGAAAACGCAATGGCTCTGCGTGGTCGCTCCCTCGCTGGAGTCGTCCTCGACGAAGCCGCCTTCATGGAATCAGAAGTCTGGTTCGAGGTCATCCGCCCCGCCCTCGCCGACAAACAGGGCTGGGCACTCTTCATTTCCACCCCGGACGGCACCGCCAGCTGGTTTTACGACCTCTGGTGCTACTGCGAAGAGGACAAAACCGGCGATTGGATTCGCTGGTGCTACACAACAATCGACGGAGGCAACGTTCCAGCACATGAAGTCGAAGCAGCCCGCGCTCAGCTTGATTCGCGCACGTTCCGCCAGGAATTCGAAGCGTCCTTCGAGAACCTCACCGGCCTCGTCGCCATCAGCTTCAACGACATCAACATTTCCACCGAAGCCGAGGACATCTCCGTCCTCCCCCTCCTCCTCGGAGTGGACTTCAACGTCGACCCAATGTCCGGCATCTGCGCCGTCAAAAAAGACGACACCCTCTACGTCTTCGACGAAATCATGATGCGCGGCGGCGCAACCACCTGGGACTTCGCGGAAGAAGTCACCCGCCGCTACGGGGTGGACCGTCGCGTACTTGCCTGCCCCGACCCAACCGGCGGAGCCCGCAAAACCAGCGGCGTCGGCGTCACCGACCACACAATCCTCCGCCGCAGCGGTTTCACCGTCCAATCCCCTCGCTCCCCCTGGAAAATCCGCGACAAAATCACCGCCGTCAACACCGCCCTCCTCGACGCAAGTGGAACCCGCCGCACCTACATCCACCCCCGCTGCAAAGAGCTAATCAAGTCCCTCCGCACCCTGACCTACGCCCCTGGAACGGGCCTACCTAACAAAAACCTTGGAGTAGACCACGCATTCGACGCCTTCGGGTATCTTGTGCTTCAGCAGTTCAACTTGGCCAAGCCTGAGGCCATGGGAACTACGTCATACCGC